ATCTAAATTTATTACTTTTAAAAACCCAGTTCTACCTTTAATTAAGTTAGAAGTTAATGGTGCATAATTTACTTTTAAAGATTCTATAATTTCACCAATTGATATTATTGTAGTACTACAATCATAACCACCATCCTCACGAGCAGACCAGCTATAATTTTTAACAAAACCAAACATAGCGTCATAATTTCCACCTGTATTTTTTGATTTATCAAATAATTCCTTCCAAATATCTTCTTTAGATGGAGTTTGTTTTATAATATCATATGTTTGGATATTATATTCTAAAGAATTTTCATTTCTTAAATATGGTAACCAACCCCATTCAACCAATACTGTATATCCTGGGCGCATATATAGTAGTTCTAAATCCTCAAGTTGAGTAATATCCCAACATTGAAATTTTACTACAACTTCACGTAATGAACCATATGCTGATTTTGATTTGATATCAATTGATGTTATACCAGGCATTGGGCGTAAACCTCTTTGATGTGGTTCTCCAAGTGGTGTTGCATTATCGTATGCAGCATTAGTATTATTTGAATTAACAACACCTGATCTTAATCCTTGAGGTGATAATATTCCACCTTTAAGTTGATAATTATCTGCTAAATAACTTGTTCCATCAACATTAACACTTGAAGACATTTTAATCCAAGCGTTACGTGAATTTAAATATTTTATTGAGTTTGGAGTACGTTTAAGAATAGCATTTTGGCGTGCTCTTAACTGTTCTTGAACTTCAGGTATAAATGTATCTTTAAATATTGACATAACATTATCTTGCTTGATTAAAATTATTAAATAATGCTAATACAGCATTTAAATCAGTAGGTATTCTTAATTGAGTTCCAGGTTCAGGGTGTATTAATCCTTTAGTTACATTGTTATTTGCCATAGAAATAACCCACCATAATGTAGAATCGCGGTAGAATTGATATGCTAATAAATCTAATCTATCTCCAACTGTTGTTATAACATACACATCAAATTCCGACACAGGAATATTAGGATAAGCTTTTGCTTTCCAATATGGTTTGTTTTGTTGTGTTGATAGTGTTGTTGGATTATCGTATCTATTCATTATATTATTGACGAGGACCTACAAAATTATTTAATTCATTACTTCTACTATTATCAAAAGGAGTAAATCTTGGTGCTACTATAGTTGTGCTTGGAAGTGGAGCATTTATTCTAGTTCCAAAACTTCCAGCACTTGTATTTCTTGTATCTGTTAAATTTGTGATAATTGGATTAGGATTAGGTAGTTGAATAATAGGTAATGGTGATGAACCAGAAACATATTCACTATAATTAAAGCTTTCATTAATTAGTTTTTGTTCATCTTGAGTTCTATTACCTTTTTCAATATATCCTTTATAAGTATCTGGTAGATAGCCAAAGAAACCTTTATCTTTTTGGTATTGAGGTAGTTCTTTATGGATAATTGTAAAATTAAATGATGTATCAATTAACATAGCTAATCTTCCTTCAGGAGTAACATCCCAAGAGGCATCATCAGGAATATTATAATTTAAACTATTTAATATGCTATATTCTCCTACAATATAATTTCCAATATTTAATTTGATTAAAACACCTCCTAAAAATCCTTGACTATTATAAGAACCAGCAGTAGCTGATGCTAATTGGCCTAATGCTCTATGTTTTTCAAATAATTCCTTTTTATTAAAACAAGGAATTTGTAAATTAAAAGATACAGTACGTTTAAATTTATTATAAACATATAAACTTTCAGCTCTACCAGCATAATCAATAGGATTCCAAGTAGCATTAAAATCTTCTTTAAATCCTTTCATGTAAGCCGATAAAAATATTTTGTCTTCAGTTGGAGTGAAAGGATCTATTATAGTAAATAAAAGAGTTAATATATCTGAATCTATTCTAGAATATATATTACTATTATCATATACTAATTGACTACCATCAGGGCTTGATGTTCCGTTTCCATAATATTTAAATGGAGTTGATGGAGTACGATCTAATCCACTATTAACTTCTGGTGTAAATTGTTTATTTTTAAAAGGACCAAATCCGGTAGATTTAAAATATGTAGATGTTGAAAACGGAATTATTAAAGGAGTATTGGTTGGTAATTTATCTACTGTTTCTCTTAATTTAGCATATTTTTGAACTATTGTTGAACCAGGATTATAATTTATTACATTTTGATCAACTTGAGATGGTTTTTTAGTAGGATTACTTAAATCTATATTATTAGATTCATTTACATCCTGAACTCTACTAATATTAAGTCGTAATGATGGTAAAATACCTGAAAATAAAGGGATAATAGTATCTTGTCCTGAGAAGTATAGATTTGATAGTCCTAATGTTTTACCATAATCAATTATTCCTTTTTCTTTTTGAAATGGGATTTTATTTTGATCTTTAACATCAGTATAATCATATCTTCTAATTACTGTTCTTCCAACACCATATACTGAGTTAGGTCCTCCTATATAATCATCAATTGTTAATTGATTAGATGTTAATGATTTTAACGGGTTTGAAAAACCAAATATACTACCTATTGATGAAGTTAATGTATTTAATAAACCAAAAGTTCTTGATTGAGGAGTAAATGGTTTTCCTAGTAATTTATTTTTTAATCCTACTAATCTATTACTTGGCTCAGCTACATTTTGGTTGCTTTTATTATTATCACTAACAACAGCAAAATATTTAGTATTATCATCTTGAACAGGAGTTAATCCATGTCTATTAAAATGTTTACCAAAAGCATTAACTGGAACTTGTGCTAATGTATTGATACCTAAATTATATATACGAGTAGGACCAAAATTACTATTAACTTTATTAGCTAAATTACCAATAAAATTTAGAATACCACTTCCTTGAGATAAAGCAATTTTTTTAGTTTCTAATTTTGGATTTGAAAACTGAAGTCCTACTTGTTTTGCTATAAATAAAGGACCTTGGGGAAGGTCTTTAAGAAATTTTCCAATACGTAGTGTATCAACTACAGAAGCATTTAATGCCCCTACAGCTCCTCCTCTAATTAAACCATCATCAAATTTAGTTAATCTTAATCTATTAAAATCTTGATCTACTGTGTTAATATCAGTTTGAATGTAAGGTTGTCCACTAGAGCCACCACTAGGTGTATCTTTACCGTATCTAAGTGATTTTAAATCAGTTTTTAAATCTAAAAGACCCATTATTACTTAGGCAAGTTATCCATGTATCTTTCTCCAGATTTAGATTTGTAAGCTCTAGATACTACACCAGTAGCATTTAACTTAGGTGCATTAGGATCTAATTCATCTAATTTTGATGGTTGTGGTTTCATACCAGTTCCTTTAATAGTTCTCCAAGTTACATTTGGTTTACCATCTACTGAATATTGGTTATGTAATGAGTTTGGTGGAATTGGATTTACACCAAAATTCTGTGGTTTAGCACCAGCTAATCCTAGAATGCTATTTTTTAATTTGTCTAATAATCCCATAATAATGTATTGTGTTTATTTAGTATAAATATTGATATATTAAGCTAATTTGTAAGAGCCTTGTGTTAGTGTAGTACCAACTTTCTTACCATCCATATTGATGCTTGTTTCTTTTGAATATAATCTATCTATAGATGCTTTTACTTCATTGATTGCTGTAATCATTGGAGTTAGGTCTATTACTTGAGATATTGTTTGACCATCAGTAGTAGTTCCTTTATCAAACAGGTTGGTACCTGCTATTAGTGAATCACCTTTATCTAATTGGATTGATCCTTTAGGACCAGATACTACTGTTTCTCCTCCTGGGCCAATAATACCATCAGACATTTGACTATATACTAAAGCTCCTATCCCTGCTGCTAAACCAAGTCCAATTACTGCTTGGATAGGATTTGCAACTGTCCAAGCAGCTGCTATAGCTATTTGTTTACCTAGTTGGGTATTTAGTAAAGAATTTTTAGCAGCTAGTAAAATATTAGTAGTAGCAGTAGCTGTTACCTCTCTTGTTTTTAATGCGGTTTGTATAGCTTGAACAGCAGCAATTGAACGTGTCCAAGCATATATTGCTCCTAAGCCTATAATAGCAGCATTTATATAATCTACTGATTGGATTAAATAATCTAACATTTTTCCTAAAGGTCCAGCAACTATTCCACCAATAAGAGATTGTAATTTTTCAACAGCAGCATTAAATTTTTCTTGTATGTTTTGTCTTTCAAGAGCTTTTGCTGCTTCTTCTTCAGTTACTTGTGCTAGTGATTTACCACTAGCTAATGCTTCTTCTCTTCTTCTTAATGTTTCACCTAATTCATCAGCAGTCATTCCTACAGCTTCAGCAAGTGATTTTTGTTGTAACACATTCATTTTAGCAAAATCAGCTGCTGTACCTATATTTGCTGCAATTTCAGCAGCTACTGTAGCTTGATCTCCTGACAGAGCAGCAGCTCTAGCTCTTTCTAGATTTAATTGCTTACCTGTTAGTAATTCTGCCTTTAATTCATTTTCAATTGATGATTCAAAATTAAGTAAAGATTCACTTGTTTTAGCAGTTTGTTCTAAAGTCATACCAAATGCTTTAGCTTGAACAATAGCTCTAGCAATACGTTCAGGATTATATCCTAAATTAGCAGCTAATTGACCTGATACTTTTGCTGCCTCTGCTAATGTAGTTTTAAAATTAATTCCTACTCGAGATTGATTTCTTTGAGCTACTAATCCTTTAACAAAAGATTGATAAACTTTCTCTGAAGATTGTCCTGTTAAAACACTAAATCTTTGAAATTGTGCTGCTTCATCTCCTGTTAAACCAACTTGTTTAGTTAATTTAATTTGAGTAATTAAAGCATCATCAGAGTATTCAGAAACATATCCTGTAGATTGAGCTAATTGAGAAAAAGCTTTATTTAAACTAATACTATTAACATTAACATTTTCAGTAGTAAAAGCAAGTTTGTTAAAATTAGTTTGAATTTCATTTGATTTTTCAGCACTATATCCTAATGCTTTACCAGTTTCAACAGAATATTTATTATAATTTAAAGCACCTTTAATAATAAGACCCATTAAACTGGTTAATGTAAACATTTCTTTAACAGATGCTATCTGAATTTCTACTGTTTTTTTAAGGGCATTAGTAAATGTGTCTTGTTGTGAATTTATTTTTTCAAGAGTATTTAATTCTATTAATAAATCATTATTTAATTGTTTTTGTAAATTAATTTGATTTATTTTTTGTTGAATAAGAGGTTTATTTTTAGTAATGTATAATCTCTATTTAATTGTTTTTGAGTTTTATTTACATCGGAAATAGATTTGTTTAAACTTTTAGTTATATCATCACCATTTTTAAATTTTTCAACTAAAGATTGTGCAAGGGTAATATTATTTGATAAAGCATTATTTAATTTACCACCTAATATAGAAACAAGATTAAGTCCTGAGTTTTCAATATCTTTTAAACTTTCTTCTAAATCTATTAAGGTTTGTTTTGGATCTACAGCCATATTACTATAATGTTATATCACATAAATATTGAAAGCCCCTATTTTTTAGGAGCTTTCGATGTTGTATATGTTGGTGCTATATTCGGTCTTGCTATCTCTTTAGTAGCATTCTGTTTATTATTCAACATATTCTGTTGTTTTTCAGCTTCCTCATTTTGTTTATCAAAATGTTCTTTTAACTTATTGAAAGTAAAACGACGAAGCCATATAGGCATATTGTATATAGTATTCCAATCATATCCACCACCACCATGAAATACAATATCGTGAATTTGAGAGAAAAATGTTATCCTATACTCCGGAGTCAGGCCAAAAAAAGTTAAGATTAACTGGAATATCTATGCCCTCCCCTTCATAGTTTTCATCCTCTGGAATAAACTTCATATTAATATCGGGTTGAATCTCGTTATAGTATTCACGTAATGCTCTAGCATCGGGTGCTAGTAAAGCAGTATCTACAAAATTTCTAATTTCTTTTTGTTCTCGTTTTCCTTCAATTGAAGTAATGATATACTTCATACGAGTTGTTACGTCATATGTTCTAGTAGGATCAATTTTTTTCATTCCTTTAATTTCCGCCTCAATTGCTTTTTCATCACCATGAGTTAGTAATTTGAATGTTATTTCGTTTCCTGATTTAGGTAGTGTATATGAAAAATCATTTCCTGATTTGTATAATGATTCGTTTATTTCTTTATCTTTTAGAGATGTTAAATCAACATTGGCTTCTATCTCTTGGTTGTATTGGTTGGTATATTTAAAAGAATAATCTTTACCATATCCTAAAATACGAGCAGCCACTAATATAGCGTTTTTATCTCCAATTAATAAATCATCGTATTTGATGGGAGTAACGATTAGTGCTTGCAATAATTTATCAATTACTACCCCTTGACGGATGTAGTTACTGTTGGTTAGGATATCCTCATGAGCAGCACTCATATATCTCATTTCTATTTCACCTTTTGAAAGTGGTGATTCTTTTGAATATAACAAACCTCTTGAAGGTAGTGTTATCATTTCTGTAGGCATCGAAAATGTTTGTTCCATATTTATATTTTATTTGATTTGTTTCTATTTCCTATATCATCATATCCAAATGATTTAGATATATGTGTTGTTTTAAACAATGGTTGTAGGTTTGTGTAATGAAAACATTGTTTTTGTTGTTCTATATCTGTTAAATCAAAATTATCACAAGGAATTATATGATCAATTTCCCAAACATCTCCATGATTTTCCCAATTCATTTCTGGTTTGAATTTGATTTCAAAATTTTGTTTTAATTCATCAACAGAACATCCTAATAGATCTATAACTGATTTTATTTTAAATTGATTTATAACAGCATTATAAAACCTACTTCTAAGATTATCTTTTATTCTATAATAAATATCATTATTGTATTTTTTTCGTTTATATTCTTTACCATAATCCGGATTATTTTCTTTCCATTTATCTAAATAATATTTTTTCTTTTCAGGATATTGAATATAGTATTGTTTATTATAATTAGATATATATTCTCTATTGTTATCTAACCAAATTTTGTGTTTTTTGTATATTATATCTTTATTATTTTTTTTATATATTTTATGACATTCTTTACAGATATAATGGTATCCGTCTTTTTGTCGTTTACTTTTGACAAAATTTTCTAATAATTTTTCTATATTACATTTAGTACATGTCTTCATCTTGTTTTAAGAGGATATCACGTATAAATATATAAAAAATAAAAAAGCTCATCAAATGATGAGCTCTTTGTATAATATTTAAAAATATTCTAGTAGTTTAGAACACAATAATCCATAGCGATAGTAACACCTAAACTAATAGCTGCCTCACCAGTTGACCAATCATATTCTCCAAAATTTGCGGTTTTAACAAATGCACCTTTTACAATCCATTCACCAACTACATCACCAACTGGGCCTAATATGTTTAATGTTACATCTTTCTTGTAAAAATCTGAGTAACCATCACGTCCTGTTACTGATTCGTGAGCTAAACGTGCCCATTCCATTACTGCTTGAGCACCTGAAGGTGTAATTGGGTCGTATAGTTCTAAAGTCATATCATTCCATCTAACTTTACCTTTAATTTTACGATATACGTTGATGTGATCTAATACAATTTCGTTGGCTTCAAATCCAGGAGCACTTGCTTTTTTAATTAAGTAAGCAGGAATTCCATCTATATACATTATAAAACGATTTGCTACTTTTGGCTCAAAAGCCGTGAACATAATTTCGTTTGCATCTAATACTGCCATAATATTTTAATTTTAGTTTTTAATCTTAGTTGTTAATTATTTATGCTAATAAATATATAAAAATAAAAAAAGCCATAACTTTCGTTGAGGAATTATATTTTTTATTTTTAATTATTATACTGGTATTTGTTTATATTTCCATATATACCCATATGCACTTTTAGATACACCTGTCAAACAACAACTTATATTAGAACGTTTAAATCTTATATCACTACTGGCAGCTTCATTTATACTTTTAAATTCTGATATTAGATTATTATTTTTATCTAATTGAATTATGTTAGTACCACTTTTAGGATGTGGTTTTCCTAATTTACTTAATGATATTTTTAATTTATGTTCTTCAGTATATTTACGTCCTAATGCTTTTTGTCTTATAATTTCTCCAAAACCTTCTGGTTTAGGGCGATTGATATTAGCAATTCTTAATTTATCTTTACGCTCTTGATTATTACTAATTTTATCTCTTGTTTTTTGTGTTACAATTCTACCTTTATTAGATTTACTTATTTTATTAATGACATAATTATATTTTTCTTCATTTAAATCTTTATTATACCATCCAGATGTTTTACTTCTAATATTATAAAATTTTTTAGATTTAACAGCATCGAAGTATTCTATCCAATATTCTTCACGTTCTCCTAAATTTTCTTTAGTACATTTTTCTAATATTTCTTTTTTAAAATTTTCTTTACCATATTCTTTAATATCTTTTAAAAGTAAAGATCCACTACCTAAATATTTAGGATCATTATATGAGTCTTTACCTATATATTTTTTATTATTTATTAAATTTTTTGTTATATATACTATCATAAAATAAAAATCCTCCTACGATAATAAATATTGTAGGAGGATGGAATTTAATATTTTACTTAAAGAAGCTATCTATTAATTAATCTGGAAAACTACTCCCAGTTGGAAGAATATTGAAGTTTAATATAATATATTCTGCAGTTTTAGTTGGTTGAATATAAATTGTACCTACTAATTGATTTCTGTCTATTACCTCTGCAGTATTGTTTGTATCATCCATCACTACTTTATAAGCAAATAAACCTTGACGTTGTACTACTGACTCTAGGTATGGATTAACTTGAGACAAGAAACGGTTTCTTGTTACTGCTGTATTTTGTTCAAACACTAATTCACGTGAAACATTTCCAATATATCCTTTTAAAGCAATTAACAATCTACGAACATTAACTCTATCTAAAGATGTAGCTTTACGTTGTAATGTTTTCTGACCAAATGCTACAACTCCACTTCCTGGGAATGTTGCTAATGGATTAACATTTGCTGAATATAAAGTATCACGATCAGTTTGTTGTAATCTACGTTCAGCTCTTACTACTGATGGGATTCCACCTCTGTTTAGACCTGCTGGAGCAAACCATTCAGCACCTACTTGATCATTAAATGCATAAACACCACCCATTACTGTTGATGGTGGAGCCCATACAACTTTACCTAAGTTTGAGCTAAATAATTGAATCCATGGGTAATATGTTGCAGCATAATTACTTTGTTGACCTGCAGCATTTGAAGCAGCAGTAGTAATTGGAGTACCATATACACCATTATCAACAATAGCGATTGCATCACCTCTACCTTCAACAGTAGAAATCATTGGAGATGCACCTGATGTATCTAAACCGATACCTGGAGCTAATAAAATGTTGTATTGATATTCGTCTTGGTTTTGTAATAATGTGAAAGCAGCACTGTAATCTGCAGCAACAAATCCTTGTATATTTGTTGTAGTTATACTTTCATTCATTAATTGTACTCTATTTGTTGCAGCAACACCACCATTAAATGATCCACCGTAAGAACCACTTCCTAATGCTGGTAATGAACCACTATATAAAGCTGCTTTGTAGTTACCGTTGTTATCAAACGAGTCTACCTGAGGAACAACCACTGATGCAACTCTAACGTACTGAGATGAATTAGAGAATGAACCTGTGTAATTTACGTAGCCATTTGTGGCATCGTATACTGGTTTTAAATCTCCAATTACACGAGATATATAGTTTGGTTGTTGAGGATCTAGTGATAGATTAGCCCATGTTTCTAGTATATTCTTTTGAGCATTATTATCATCTCCACGACGAATAATAATTGAGAATAAACCACTTCCAGTAGCAACACTAGTAACTTCCCAACGAACATTCTCTATTGAACCACTAGCTAAAGCACCACTACTCATACTTGAACTATTGTTCATTTGGCTACCCCATGATAATGTTTCTAATGTAAATGATGCTGTAGCTGCACTAGTGAATGAAGGAATATCTGCACTAGCATATGTACTAAGATTGCTAGATCCACTGATGATTTTAGTTACCAATAATGTTTGACCACCATTTTGGAAATAATCTTTAGCAGCTAATGAAGTAAAATATTCATAGTAATATGATCCACTTTTAAAACTTTCACCAAATATAGATTGATATTCACTATATGAAGTTACATATGTTGGGACCATAGGAATACCTTTTACAGTAGGACCTACGATAGCAGCACCCATCACTTGAGGGCCTTGAGTATATGCACTTTGGTCGGATTCGTTCTGGAATACTCCAGGAGAAATGATTTGTTCCATTTATTTAAATATAATTTTTAATTTATAATATTGTTCTTGTAATAAATATTTGGAAAAATATACAAAACGCAAAGCAATATATTTTAGAATGCAGATATTACTCCATTTTCTAGATCAATTTCTCCTGTACCATATTTCTCCTGTAATGTATCAACTAATTCCTTTTCCTTATCACCTATCTTATTTAAATCACTTAAGATATTGTTTTTTTCAGCCTCTAATGTTTTAGTTTGAGCTAACAATAGATGTAATTGAGCCTCTATACTACCTAATTCAAATACATGAGTATTGTATTGTTTTTGAAGATCTTTAATTGAATTAATTTCTTCGGGTGTTAATTTTTTTATATTTTCCATTTATTTAAGGGACATGAGTTAATAGGTGAGTAAATTTTCTTGGAAAGAGGACATCCACATTCTCCACAACGAAAGAATGCTAAATGCTCTACATATTGTTTTTTTTCACACCCATCACAAACTCCAGAACGATATAGAGCTTTTTCTTCTTGTTCTGGGGTAGGATTAGATGCTATTATCCAAGCTTTAGTTATCTCTACTAACTTGTTCAAAACTTATTTATTTTTTTTAACTTGTATTTTTCTTTTGTATGGTTTTTTGTGAACTTTTGGTTTCTCTACTTCATGGTTTTCTACAGGAAGTTGTTCCTTGGTTTTGTTCTCATCTTTAAAATTCTTAATCTCATCGATGGGTTTGTAGTATAGTAAGATTATCATCCCGATACCTACTATCAATACTGATGCTAAAAATAATGTCATGATTTTTGTTTTATTCTGAAACTAGTTTAAATAATATTGATGGATTAATTTCTGATTTAATATCAATTTGATCTAATGTGATTGGGGCATAATCAATTTCAACTTCTTCTTGAAGTAATGATTCAAATTCTGTTTGAAATTGTATAAATTTAGGATTAATATCAAAACTAACTACTTGTTTAGTTTCTTCATCAATCACTTCATTTATGCGTTGT